GAGGAAACCCTCGAATTTCTCGACTTCCTCTTTGATCCGCCACTCACCGAAGAACGGCGTAAATGGTACATCGAATATATGAACCATGAAACGACGACGGCTCCGTGGGATTGGCCTGACGAGATAACCTCGTCCTGCAAACACTAAGCTTGATGTGTGTTCTTATGACACACGTCGGACAATATGCAGGGCGTCAAGTTAACTCCGCAGGAAAAACAGAAGTTTCTAAAGAAGCTTTTATCTTCATTGGGTAACGTTTCCAAAGCTGCCCAATCGATCAGTATTTCCCGCAATACCGCCTACGAACACAAAAAAGCCGATACGGATTTTGCTGCAGCCTGGGACGACATTCAGGATGCCGTTGCCGACGCGATGGAGCAAGAGCTGATACGGCGCTCAACTAAAGGCTACATCGAGCCTGTTTATTACAAAGGCGAGATTGTTGGCAAGATACGCAAATTCTCCGATCGGCTGCTCGAATTCGGGCTGAAAGGCAAACGTCCGGAGATCTATCGCGAGCGTTTAGATCTGAACGCGCACCATACCGGCACGCTCGATCATAATATCCAGTTCACCATCGATAAAATTTATGCAGACGGCGACACACACGAGTCAGACGAGCCAGAAGATACCGAAATCACGGGTGCCGCAATCGACACTAGCGCTGATCCAGACGGCGAAGAATAGCGGCGTACCGAAAGACAGCCTGGAACGCTTTCTGCTCGCCGGCTACGTGCCCCAGCCGAAGCAGCTTGAGTTTCATGGCTACTCTCGTCTTGCTGATACTGTCGATGAAATTGAAGACATCGCCTACGGCGGTGCCCGCGGCGGTGGCAAGACCCACTGCGGCTTCGGCCAAATAGCAATAGATGACTGTCAGAAGTTCGACGGATTGAGTGTATTGTTTCTTCGTGAGAAAGCAGGTTCGGCCGAAGAGTCGATGCAGAAGCTTTGTACGAAGATACTGCCCAGGGTGCCGCACCGGCCAACGCGATCGATTATTTATTTCCCGAATAACAGCTCGATCAAGATCGGCCACTTTCAGTACGAGAAAGATATCAATCAGTACCTCTCGCTCGAATATGACGTAATCTTTATCGAGCAGGCTGAACAACTCTCGCAAAGCAAGATCGAAGAGATCAAGACCGTTAACCGCACAAGCATTCCCAATTTCAAACCAAGAACTTATTACACGTTCAATCCGGGCGGGATCTCGCATCAGTATCTAAAACAAAAGTTCATCGAGCCATGGCGTGCCGGGAAAGAAACGACAACACGCTTCGTGTTTGCCAACGTGTCAGATAATCTCCAGGTCGATCGGTTCTACAGATCGAAGCTCGAAGCCCTGACCGGCTGGAAACGTAAAGCATGGCTCGATGGCGACTGGGACATCTATGCCGGGCAGTATTTCGAAACGTTCAGGTATGAGCTGCACGTAGTCGAATCAAAGGACCTGCCTGATTTCAAAACGATGCAGTGCGACTTCTGGTGCGCTCTTGATTACGGCTACAAGCACTGGACCGTCTGTTATCTCCTGACCGAGCACGACGGCGTTATTTACATTCTCGATGAGTTCATGGCACGCAAGCAGCTTATTAGTTCGAACTGCGATGGCATATTTCGAATGCTCGCTCGCTGGGAGCTCGACGTGAGTGATCTGCTCACGTTTGTTGCCGGTACCGACGTGTTCGCCAAGAAAGGCGACACTGGCGAATCTCTGGCTGACGAGTTCGCGAACTGTGGGATCTTCTTGCGAGCTGCCAACACGAATCGCAAAGCGGGAGCCGGGAAGATCCTGCATCTGTTGGGAGACCAAAGCCAACAAATCGAACCGTCAATTAAGATTAACTCTAAGTGCACGGGCCTGATCGAGTGTCTGCCAGCGTTGATGCACAACCCGAATGACCCAGAAGATGTGCTAAAGGTCGATTGCGATGAACAGGGCAGGAACGGCGACGACCCGTACGATGCCGGCAGGTACGGCGTGATGGTGAATCAGTCCCTGGGGATTTTGATCTGAAAATATTTTTTTATTTCTCTTAAATTTACCCGGATGGGAATCTTCGCTCAACTGAAACAGTATTTCCCATCGGGGGAAAAGCAGATCGCGATCGTCGATGGCTACTCCTGGCAGCGAATCGAGCTGCCCCGCCGAACAAATCGTATTTATTACAGCCAGGACGCAGCGTTCGCGGCCTATCGTAATCACGAGCTCGTGTACGCGTGCATCAACAAGATCGCCGACGTGATGAACGACGTCGAGATCATCGTCGAGAAGCAAAATTCAAAAAAAGAGTGGCAGAAAGTTGAGGGACACCCGCTGCCGGGCATGTTCAAGCGGCCGAATAAGCTGCAGACCGGACGGGATTTTCGCCGGCTGCTGGTCCAGAGCGAGCAGAGCACCGGAATATTTTATATTGCGATAAATCGTAGTGCAGCCGGGATCCCAGCCGAGCTGCTGATCTTAAACCCCACGCGTGTTGTCGCGCGTACAGGCCGGGACAATTTCACGATCAGTCATTACGAGTACACGCGGATCGATGGCCAGATAGCGAAGATCAAGCCCGAAGATATGATGATCCGGCGTCGGCCTGATCTGCTTGATCAGTATTTCGGCTATGCGCCGTTGGCTGCTGCCCTCAAGAGCATTAACAGCGATTTGGGTTTAACGGATTACGTCGACGCGTTCTTTGAGAGCGATGGTACGCCCTCGGGCATCCTGAAGATCAAGAACAGCTCGATCAGCGATACGCGCAAAGAAGCTCTGCAGTCCCAGTGGCGGCAGAAGTATTCCCGCGGCGGCAGTAATCAGAAAGGCCTTGCCGTGCTGGATGAGAACGCCGAATACCAGAAACTTGGCAGCAATCTTGACGAGTTGGCGAGCCAGGAGCTTTCGGGCCGCTTTGAATCCCGTATATGTGCAGTCTTTGGCGTGCCGCCAAATCTTGTGGGCGCTCAAGTCGGCCTCGAGCACGTCACTGCCAACGCCACAGCTAAAGCTGAACTGCGAAACTTTTGGGACAACAAGATCTCTGGCGAACTTGCCGCCCTGCGTGAATGGCTAACGTGGTTCGTGCTGCCGGAATTTGAAGATATAGCTGCGATTCAGGCTGAGACGTTGCGTGTCGGCTTTGATCTGTCGCAGTGCGCGTTCTTGCAGGAAGATGTCGACAATATTCATAAGCGAGCGAGAGAGAACTTTCGAGCCGGCTTTTGGACTCTGAACGAGACCCGCGAAGCCACGGGCATGGCGCCGGACAAAGAAGCGGGCGACGACTACTACGTGCAACAAAATACAGTTTTTGCAATTTCTCCTGCAATGCGTGCCCTTGAAGCGGAAAAAGAGCCGACTGCTGAACCTGACCCGAATCTGCTAACAGACGGCAGCACGGCTGGCGACGGCAATGCTGATGCAGCGAATAATGGCAAAGGGTTGACTTCGCCGAACGAGCTTTGCCCTGGGTGCGGTCAACCGATAGAGATTTGCGTTTGTGAGGGGTCAGGATTCGTTAAGCATCAAAAAAAAACTTTTGACTTAGACGGACTGACTCTCGGCCGGGAGCCACAGGGTGTCGAGCTCGTGATCGACCTGAAAGCTATCGCTCAGGATCTCGAGACCGAGAAAGAAAAGCTTGCTAAGATCTTAAAACGCTTTCGAAACTCCCTGATCGATCAAGCGGTCACCAAACTCGACAAGCTCGATGCTGCCCAGGCTCACGAGCTGATACTCGTACCTGATGCGGAGATCTCGAAACAGATCAGTAAATGCGTGCGTTCTGCGTACCAGGCCGGAGGTCGACAGGTTATTTCCGAACTGCAAGCCCAAGCTAACGGCAAAAGCTTTTCACCGCACAGTCAAAAAGACGAGCCGCTCGAAGAAGACGAGCTGGTCGACCTCACGATTTCCCGAATAATAAACGAAATACAGAAACGCGCAACCGATTGGTACACGATGCTCAAGCTGTTGCTGGATTACACGGCAGACAAGCTCAAAGAGAAGCTTTTGGGCGAAAGCGAGAAATGGCTCGACCAGCTTGCAGGCAATACAGCGAATATCAGCATTCAATATGGCCGGGATGCCGAGATCGAGAACAACCTGGACCAGATCGATCGGTGCGAGTATTCGGCCGTGATGGATCCCAACACATGCGGCCCATGTGAAGATGCCGACGGCACTTCGGCTGCAACTCCGGAAGATCTTCCAGATACGCCGAATCCCGATTGCGAGGGCGGCTCGAATTGCCGCTGCTTCATCATCGGCGTGATCATATAGCTCCTAAAAACAACATCTACCGATTTGCCGAAGAATAATCTCCAGGAGAATTCCGAGAGATTATGGCAGCCACTTTTGAATGGGACGAAGACACCGGCACGCAAACCGGCTCGCCGTTAAAAGGTACAACGCGCACCCACAACGTTACGAACGTTAACTGGAAGAACAGCGGGGTGATCGGCGATGTGTATTCTTCGTTCCCGATCGTTGCCGGTAATAATTCCTTTGATAAATGGCAGTTCGGCCATTTCTCTGGCACCTTCAACCAAATTCTTAACGGTTTATTTGCACATACCGCGGGAGCTCTCGGGACCGGTCTAACCCTCAAAGGGTTCACGACCATGACGGCCGATGGCGACAACGAGACCTACAGGACGCCTGCGACCACAGCTAACGCCAATCTCTCAACCGATATGACTTCGGTTATTGCCATTGGCTCGGGCATTGCTGTCTGGTTCGGAGCTACTGGACCGGAAGCGACGGGTAAGGCTGCCTCAATGACCACGAATCCTTGTTACACGAATTGGCTGGCCACGCAACTGCAAACGACCGGCTCAGCAAGTCCCGGCGACACTACGACCGTAACGCTCACGTTGCAGTATGACGAGAACTAGATCTATGGCAGACAAACTTGAAACAGTAAAACTTTTCTTCGACGGTGTTGAGAAAGAATGCCTGGTGCAGACGGATCGAGCCGGCGAAGTTGTCTGCACGGCGAAGGACGGCCGTTTTGTGAAGTTTCCAAAGGGCACGAAGCTCACTGCCGCTGTGATCAAGAGTCACAACAAGCATAACGCCGAAAAGCCATTGCCGCCCGGCACGGAAGAGGCAAATGCGGACGAGCTTGCAAATTGGCTCAGTCAAAAGAAATAGCTCTCAACCGTACTCAATTCAATGAGGCCGATTCAATCCAATGAAGATACCTAACACATACCTATTCATCGCTACTTTCGCCGACGGCTCGCAGATCTTCCAGAACGAAGACGATGTCTCGCCTAATGATCCCGAGAAAAACTGCTTTTTCGACGTACTTGAGCGCATAAACGGCGGCGATATGCCCGTGAGCTTTGGCATAACGGGGGAACGCGGCTTTTTTGGTGTAGATCTTCGTGACGGGCATTTCGAGGTAAACGAGCTGCCGTTCTTTCAGCACCGGCCTGAGCAAAAAGGCCAAAACTACAAGGATTTTCGACTGATCTATTTCCGCACTCCCAAAATCGATATTGAAATGAACAACGAAACCGGCCAGCAAACACCTGTGAGGGGTTGGGTGTTTTCATATACGTTCGGCTGGCAGGTGACGCACGAGGGTAAAAACGAACAGCGGACTTTTACGGTCTATTTTGAGTAAAAACACGAGGATTTAATGAGAGATTATTTTGTCAAATTGCAGCCCGATAAGAAGAAGGGACATAGGAAACACGGTAAGGTTAAAAAGCACTTCGATTTTATCGATGCGTATCTCACCGAGCTCGGATCTGACGACCTCGAGGCTCTGCGTCAAGATGCCAGCGTTCAATATATCGAACCAGATATGCCAGTCTTTGTTGATGCCGTCGAGTCTGCATTCAACACTGGTCTGGATCGCATCGATCAACCCGCACTTCCGCTCGACGGACAGTATTCATACTTCTACACCGGCAGTGGCGTCGAGGCGTATGTCATCGATTCTGGAATTCGATACTCGCACGAAGATTTTGGAGGTCGTGCTGTCTTTGGTGCTGATTTTGTTGACGGTAATGACAACGGCGATCCTTTAGGTCATGGGACGCATGTTGCCGGTATTATCGGCGGCAAGAAGTGTGGTGTCGCAAAGAACGTCAAACTGATATCCGTTCGCTGCATCGACGCCACCGGTTCCGGAATGGTATCGGGTCTGGTGCAAGGCATCGAATACGTCTATAAGCGCAGACTGAATGGAAAGGCAGCAAAGACGCGGATGGTTGCGAATATCAGCGTTGGACTTTCAGGTATCTCAAATACCTGGAACGCTGCGATCAACGCTGCTGTCGCTGCTGGCGTGGTTGTCTGTGTGGCCGCCGGCAATTCGAACATGGATGCCGGTCTGGTCTCTCCCTCATCAGCTAAAGATGCGATCACAGTTGGTTGCATCACGAACGACGATACCAAAGCAACTTTTTCGAACTGGGGCCCTACCGTCGATCTCTACGCTCCTGGTGTTGTCATTCAGTCTGCATGGTCATCGGCAGATGACGCGTATGTTTACAAAAGTGGTACTTCGATGTCGTCTCCGTTCGTCGCCGGCGTCGCAGCTTTGTGTTTAGAGAAAGCTCCTCGAGCAACGCCCTTGCAAGTTCTCGGAATGATGCTGGCGGTGGCAGGGCAGTCACCAGCAGGACTTCGAATTCTGAATAGCAACATTTAGGCATGGGAAGTCAGCTTTTTACAACGACGGGATCGCAGACTTGGAATTGGCCGGCTGGCGTTACCCAAGTTATTGCCGAATGTATTGGCGGCGGAGGCGGAGGCGGGTCTGCCACAGGTAATCCGTCCGCGGGTGGCGGCGGTGCTGGCGGTGCTTATGCAAAAAAGACAATAACGAAAGGCGGTGAAACTTTCCTCACGATTATCGTCGGTGCCGGTGGTGCGGTATCAAGTAACGGTAATCGTTCGACGGTTGATCAAGGCGGTACGATCGTATGCCGAGCGGCTGACGGTGCGGGCGGAATACCTGCGACGGCTAATAGTTCGAACGGCGCAGGTGGCTCGGGTGGAAGTACGACCAATGTTGGCGATACGACTTTCGCTCAAGGCGCGGGAGCCACAGGAGCATTCGGAACGGCTGGCGGTGGTGGCGGCGGTTCGGCTGGACCGAGTTCGGCAGGCGGTAATGCATCAGGTGGAACGGCTGGTGCGACAGGAACCGGTAATTTCCAAGACGGCGTTAATTATTCAAGTGCGGGAGCGACGGGCGGCGCGCCGGGTAACGCTGGCGGTGCGGTACCGTCAACCGGTACCGATTACGGCGGCGGCGGCGCGGGCGGTTGTGCAAGCAACGCGACGGACAGGTTGGGGAGTGCGGGTCGACAAGGCGTCGTCTTGCTGACGTGGACAGACCCGAGCAACACTACGACCACTAAGACTCAATCCGGAGTCGCGCGGCTGCAGGCAACAACGACGAAAACGCAGGGCGGTCTTGCGAGGATCCGAACGACCGTCTTGAAGACGATCGCCGGTATCGCTCGTTTATCGATCCAGACGCTTCGAACGATCACTGGCTTATCACGGCTGCAGAAGAGCCAGACGGCGACTCAGTCGGGCGTTGCGAATATTCGCGGCACTACGACGCGGACACAGACCGGAACAGCCAGACTGCAGCTTTCGCAAACGAAAACACAGACGGGTGTTTCCCGAATCGGAAAGACAGTAGCTCAAACGCTGCAGGGTCTTGCTCGCATCTATGGTACGACTCTGAGAACGATCCCGGGCGTTGCAAGACTTCAAAAAGCGGCTATTCAAACGATCACGGGTGTTGCGAAAATTGCGAATACTACGCTTAAAACGATCCCGGGCATCTCCCGCCTTCAAAAATCTGTTACGGCTACGATCAACGGTGTTGCGAATATTCGCAATGCAACGCTTCGAACACTGACCGGGCAGGGTCGAATTCAGAAAGCAGCGACGGCGGCAATAAACGGTGTTGCCAGGATACGCAAAACTGTTTTGCAAACGCTTTCGGGGGTTGCTCGTCTCCAGAAAAGCCAAACGCAGAATCAAACTGGTGTTTCTCGAATACGCGCGACCGTGACAGCATTGCAGACCGGTGTTGCACGTGTTCGAAAGACCGTTTCTCAAACAATTAACGGCATAGCGAAGATCGCGGTTCCGGGAAGTTCTACTCAAAATATTACGGGCAAAGCTGCTATTCGAGGCACTACGCTGCAAACGCGGACCGGCGTTGCAAGATTGCAAAAGTCCGCGACGAAAACACAGCCTGGTCTCTCGCGAATTCAGAAAACTGCACTTGTATTGATTACGGGTCTCTCCCGATTAGAGGTCAGATTAACTCGAAATCAGCAGGGGGTGGCCCGCATTCGGCGTGTCAATCAAGCGACAACGCAGGGCATATCAACAATTCGGGTCACCGCGACCCGATCGATCACCGGTGTTGCACGCATACTGCCGTTTGTTTTGTTCGACCCGCCAACTCCACCGCTTGCTTTCGAGATCAACAGTGGGAGTAATTCGTTAGATTTAGTTTCGGGAAAAAATGAGCTGAATGTGCTGTCAAGTGAGAACATGCTCGAGATAAATGGCTAACGCAACTCATCGGGTAAAAATAGGCGAGACGGGCAAGAAACTGGCCGTCACGTTGAAGCATACAAACTCGACTACAGAGAAAGTCGAGCCGTATGCAATTCCGGATGGCTCAGCGGTAAAGCTCTACATGACGCTCGATGGTGCCGACACGCTTAAAGTGAACGGGGCTACGATGACGATCCTTAACCAGACCACGTATCCCGGAAAGTGCGAGTATCAATGGCTCTCGGCGAATATCGACACGCCTGAAGTTTACGATCTCGAAATAGTTCTCACGCTGCCCGACACGACCAAATTGAAATGGCCGTGTGAAGACGGCGAGACATTTGCGACGGTGATCGTGATGCCGAGCAAAACTGCTTAAAACTCTTATGGGGATCGACTGGCAATACTGGTTCTTCTGTTTTGGAGCTCTCTATTTTGCGATAGAAGTGATCGGTGAAGTGATCGCTGCACTTGCCGTTCTTTTTCGCAGAAAATAGTCCCCAAAATAACAACGCTTAAAAATTCCTAACCTAATTCCCGTATGGCAGACGCTGCACGGGAATATAAATCTCTCGCATTAACAAATATCAAAGCCCAGAGCTCGGGGCGAACACGTACCGGCATTGCCGCTGTTTTTGGCAACGTTGACGCCGTTGGGGATCGAATAGTGCCCGGAGCCTTCGCGCGTACGATCGACGGCGGGGCAAAGCGGGCCCGGTTTCTGTGGAACCACAGCTATCAGCACCCGCCGGTCGCGAGCATAAAAGAATTACGTGAAGTTTCCCGGAATGAATTGCCTGATGAAGTTTTAGAAAAAGCACCCGAAGCGACCGGGGGTTTGCTCGTCAAACGCGAGTATTTCGATGTTGACCTGGCGAGCTGGATCCTGCAGGGGATCGACGCCGGCGATATTAACGAGATGAGTTTCGCGTACGACACGATCAGATCCGCCACTGTGACCGAGCCTGTCGATGGCGACCCAGAGAAATCCCGTGAAATTCGCGAGCTGCAGGAGCTGAAACTCTACGATTGCAGCGACGTTCTGTGGGGCTGCAACGCTGCAACTGTTGCCGCGGGTGCAAAGAATTTTGAAGCGCTGCCGCTCGGCGTGTTGGCTGCGAATCTCGCCTTTTTCGAAAGCGAATTCAAAGCAGGCCGACGCAACGCCGATCGGGACCAGAAGCTTATCGATTTGATTCATAACACGGCCGTTGGTCTGGGAGCCGAATGCAATCCCGACGAAGACGAAGATCCCAAAGCGAGCAACCCGGACCCGTCAACAACTGACACTCCACTTTCTCCGAATTGGCTTGATCTCCAAAAAGCAAAAACGCGGGTATTAGGCCTGCGAATCTAGGAGAAAAAAATCATGTCAGAACATGCAAAGGCGAAAGCCAAAAGATTGCAGGAGATCCTCGACCAGGCGACCACGTTGACCGTGACGATGGAGACGCCCGACACCGCGGATGCGAAGAATTTTCCGAACGATACGCCCGATAACCGCGAGCAGCTCACGGCGCTATTAACCGAAGGCGAAAAGCTGCGTCTTTCGATCGAGCAGGATCAGAAGATCCTCGGCTTCAAGAGCTTTCTGAGCGAACCGGCTGGCCAAAACCCTATGGGCGGCGACGGTGCGTTCAGTGAAGCGTTCGGTTCAATGTTTGGGGCCGGAGCAAAAACGCTTGGCGAGCAGTTCGTCGAAGACGAAGGCTATAAAGAAATCTCGAAAGCGGGAAAGGTCCCGTCAAAAACGCTCAATTTAGGCATTGACCTTAAAGGCTTTTTGGACCCGCGACTGGGACAGAAAGCTTCGTTCACAACGACTTCAACCGGCCTTGATAGCTCGCGAAACTACATCGCGCGTCCCGTCGAGCTGATCCAACAGCAACGGCTGACCATCCGTGATCTGCTGCCGGTTGGTGAAACGACACAGAACACCGTTTATTTCATCAAGGAAACGAGCTATACCAACGCGGCCGATATGGTCGCTGAGGAAGGCGAGAAGCCGGAAGCCACGCTCTTGCTGACCAACACAAGCGCCGCGGTTAAAAAGATCGCCGTCGTCTTGAAGGTCACCGAAGAGATGTACGCGGATTTCCCGCAGCTTCGCGACTATATCAACACCCGGCTGAACTTCATGGTCAAGCAGAAAGAAGAAGATCAGCTCATGAACGGTGACGGTACGGGCAATAACATTACCGGTATTTTGCAGACGTCTGGCATCCAGACGCAGGCGAATGCAGCCGACAATTTGGTTGCCATTCACAAAGCAAAGACCAAGGTGATGAAGCCGACAACTGGCGGCTATAATCCGACCGGGCTGATCATCAACCCGACCGACTGGGAATTACTCAGGCTCGCAAAAGACCTAAACGGACAATATTACGGCGGTGGGCCGTTTGTCGGCGAGTACGGCGTGGGCAACTACGTTCTTTATCCGCCGGTTTGGGGTTTGACACCGGTGGTTACCACGGCAATCGCTGCGGGTACCGCACTGGTCGGCGATTTCCAAAACGGGGCCCAGATCTGGCAGCGGGAAGGTATTCGGATCGAATCCACGAATTCGAACGAAGACGATTTCAACTTTAACCGGATCTCGATCCGCGTTGAAGAGCGTCTCGCCCTTACGGTCTATGCGCCGGGAGCATTCTGCAAGGTCACCGGTATCGTGTAATTAAATGGGCGGCAAAACACCGCCCATTTTCTTAATTTTATGTCGATAAAAATGATCCAAGAAACGGGGGAAAAGATGGGAACAGCAGATAAAACCTACTATCTGGACGATGACGGTAAGGTCACGACAGATGAAGAAAAAGCCGCAGTGGTCTTGATCAACAAAGGTCAGGAGATTCCGAAGGAAATGGCCGATCAATACGGGATCGGTAAAGGCAAAAGTGCCAAAGCAGCGAGTGAAACTGATTCAGATGAATCAGCAGACGAGGGCGAAAAAGCCTCTGGTCCCAAGTCGAACAAAGCTGCGTCACCAAAGAAAGACAAACAGAGCTAAATTGTCATGGCACAGAGACTTCAATCCGCGGATCGCAGCAAATCGATGCGTGTCCGCACAGATGCAGTCGGAGATTACATTGAGCACGTAAACGGTGCGAAGGAGTATTTTCTGACAACCGCGATCACTGCAAACGTGACGACCACTACAGCCGCTTCAGGTGCCTGGGGTCGTACATCACACGCAACTGGTAATAATAAAGCGTTCGTTTCGGACGGCGCCAAGTGGCAGGCTGCATAAAGCAGAAACAGAATCGGTCTAACTAAAGCCTCGAATAACATCGGGGCTTTTTTTCTAGACTCAGAACGTGCCTGACCTATACGTTACAGCGGCCGAATTGAAAGCCGGAGCCCAGGAATCTGACGCTTCGAACACTGACTCGTGGGAACTACTGGCGTTGGCCGTCTCGCGTATGTTTGACCGCGAGTGCGAAGTGCCCGACAGCTATTTCATGCCGGCCGCTGCAGCCGCAAGCGAGCGGGTATTTCGAGGCAAGGGCACCGAGTATGTTCGGCTGGATCCGTATGTGGCCGACAGCATTGATGCGCTCTCTGTTGCCGACGAAGTGTTTCTGGTGGGCGGCGACGATTACTACGAGAACGAAGGCTATCTGGTCTTTGGCGTGCCGACACCGACATCAAGTCAACCCAGCTCCATCATCATCGAGAACGGCGCCGTCGTGACGGTCAGTGCTCGTTGGGGATTTGCTGCCATTCCCGGCGAGATCCGGCAGGCCTGTCTCGAACAGGGCTTGTTCATGTGGCGTAAGCGAGATCTCGCGTTCACTGAGCTTTCGGGTATCTCCAGTGCGGCGATCGTCGCTAAATTCTCGCCCACTTTTCTCGCGACCGTCGAGCGATACAGAGCCTTATATGGCCGAAATACTTATTTTGCGTGAGGTGAATAAATGACCGGTAAGAAATTATTGAGCAAATTACAGCAGGAACAATTCGACGTAAAAGGCTTTGATGTTGTCATAGACATCGGCGACGGGATGACCGCAACGATCACCGGCGTTGAGCTCGACGAGAACGAGCGGCAAATTCGCCTGATCCTCGATGGCGACGAAGACGACGAGGAAATTTAATAAATGCCCGTCAGACTGAGTTTTGAAGTTGCCGGCGAGAAGCAATTTGATCGCATCTTTCAGCGCTTCGACGAGGACCTGCGGGACATTACGCCGATCGCCGACGAGATACGCGATGCGTTCTGGGATATCGAGCGTGAGCAGTTCCAAAGCGGTGGCTCAAAGGGTGCATCGGGCCGCTGGAAGCCCCTCTCGCCGCAATATGAAGCCCAGAAGATAGCTCGATACGGCACTTTCGCAGTGATCGCAGGCGTTCTTCGTGCCACAGATGCGATGTACGAATCTCTGACGAGCCAAACACCGAACACGGTCTATCAGAAATCAAAGGACCAGATAGTTATTGGCACCAGCCTCGCGCGTGCGAGATATCACCAGACCGGCGGCGGGCGTTTGCCCCAGAGAAAAGTGATTGACCTAAGTGATGAGCAGCGGCGGTCCCTCACGAAAACGATCCAGAAGAGTTTAGTTAAATTAGTTCGCCGCCATGGCATTTATGTCGATTATTCGGGAGACGTGATCTAGATGGCCTGGGACCCGACAATACAAGTATTCGACGAGCGGCCGATCAAAAATAATTTGATCGCATATTTTACTGCGCAGCAGGCTGATGCGTTGCTCTGGGCGAACGAAGGTACGGCGCTGCCCGTTATCAAGAAGTTTCATCGTTCGCCGCGGCTCGTGACGGTGTTTCCCGCTTTAACTTTCCTGCAAAGCGAGCACAAAGAGCTTGATAACGAAGGCGATACACTCGACGTCGATTATGCGCTGCTGCTCGAGCTCGCGATCGTAAACGGCAACCAGGACACGTTGGTCGAGCAATCAACGCGCTACTCAATGGCAATCGAATCGATGCTTGCGAACATCCCGGCAACAACATTTTTTGCAGATTCTATAATTCAAGCTCAGAAGTTCATTTTTGCCGGACTGCATGTGCAATACGACATCCAGGGCAAATACAAGAACCAGTTCATCGACGTGCTGCAGGTCCGTGTTGGCTGGCAAATAACAGCAAGTATTTTTGCGTAGAGTAAAAACATCATGGGAACTCCAAGAGCGATAACGTACAAAGAAGTTCATAAAGCAGTCGGTGACGAAGGATCCCTGGCTGCCTGGCAAAAAGTCTGCGAGATCACCGGTGCCGGGTACGTGCCCGTCGGCGAAGACGGCACCGCCGCGATCGACATCACGGACCTGTCAGCGTCGAAAGTCGAGCGAATCGATGCGCTGCTCGGCAAGGCCGAAGAAGCCAAAGCCGAGACGGACGCAGCCGACAAGAATTCTAAGAAGGGGGCCAAGTAAATGGCTGGAACAGCAACACGGTTTAACCCGTTAACAATTCCGATGGGGGTAGTTGCCCAGCTCTGGGCCAATCTGGCGGTGCCTGCTGCTTCTGCTCGCCTTACGCTCGACACGGACGGCACGCCGGACTCGACAGCGAATCCGAATGCTAAGCATTTGGGACATACTGACGCCGGATTGACCGTCACGGCCCGCGATACTATTCAGGATTGGTTCGCCGACGAGGTACCGTACCCGATCGGTAGTTCGCTCCAGTCCTCGGAAGTAATGATCGAGGGAGCTGCTCTTCAAATCGCTGACGAAGAAGCGATGAAGATCTTTGGTTCGGGTATCGGCACATACTCGACGGCCGCCGGGTACAAGCAGTTCCAGCTCGGTTGGAAACCGACGATTACCTACAACTCAATGGCGGTGATCTATCCGTCGCCGCTTGATCCGACAAAATTTGCAGTCTTCAATCTTTACAATGCCCGCAACACGAACGGATTCCAGTTTCAAATTGGCCGTAAGAACCGCGCGTCGACGGGATTTCAAATCAAAGGCTACGGCCTGACCGCTCGTGCCGCCGCCGACCAATTGGGAAATTATTGGTGGCAGATCTAAGTTTCGCTGCTGGTTGCTGATCCTCACTCGATGCGACCGCCGACAGGCCGGACACGGTTACGCCATTCCGTTCCGGCCTTTTTAATTAAAAAACATGAAAGCTGAAGAATATAAAAAACTTGCTTCCGCGAAGCAGGTATTCGAAGACGTTACATTGCCAAGCGGCGCGATATTCAAGATGCGCGTTGCCCCTATTCAGAATTGGGTACAGACGGGGGTCCTGCCGGCATCGCTGACCTATAAGATGCAGATGGTTGCCCAGGCGAAAGCTCCGGAAGATGCTGCACAAGTAGTTCTCGAAACATTTGCCGAAGAAGATTATGTGGCGCAGCAGAACCTGAGCCGTAAGCTTCTCGAATTCTGCTGTGTCGAGCCAAAGGTTAGCATCGGCGGCGATGACCCGGACGCGCTGCAGCCCGAAGACATCACGCCCGAAGATTTTCAGTTCCTGAGCAAATGGGTCTGGTCGGGAGGTAAAGCGGGCGAGAGCCTGGAGACCTTTCGTAAGCAACCCAAAAAACGTGCTGTGGCTGGCTCAAACCGGTAAGCATTTCGGCGTGCTGCCCAGTACGCTTTTACACGTTGAGCATGGCAGTCAGGTCGCGTTAGACTTCGACCTCGCATGCTCGCTCGAGCTCACCCGGCACGAAAACAAGCGCGACAGCAAACGGCTCGAGCTGATGATCAAAGGCATCAGTGCGATCATGATCGAGAGTATGGGCGGCGACTCTTCAGGGCTTTTAGAGAGTGTTGACGATGAGGCCTGAAATCGCACATTTGTTTCGAGAAACTAAAGTGTATTTGTGTATTTCCCTACTAGCTGGAATACACTTTACACTATCGCAGGCTCGTTTTAATTCACGGAACGCCCGTTGCTTTCGCCTGTCTCCAAATTCTGCTTTCGCATAACCCCTTTCTAAACTCGTTAAATTCAATAACGTGGCACTTTTCAATGACGCCGCTGGCCTGCTTTTCACCGTAAAAGCAAATACTGACGACGCCCGCAGCGATTTCAAAAAATTCCGGCAAGAAGTAAAGGAGACGACCGATGCGGCCGGTGCGGGATCTACGCCGCTTGAAAAACTCGCGCACGCCGCAGGTTTTTCAGGCAGCGAATTCGCGGCAATGGCCGGACCAATAGGTATCGCAGCGGCGGCGATCACCGGTCTCGCTGCCGCGGCAGCAGCCGGCGTTTCGGCGCTATTTGAACTCGCCAAAGCGTCAGCTGAATACGGCGATCAAATATACGACACCGCGCAGAAGACAAACGTTAGTACCGACGCGATTCAGGCATGGAATTTCGCCGCCGAGCAATCAGGTTCGTCGACGGAAGTCGTTAATAAATCCCTTG